CCACTGGCTTTCCTTTCCGCATCTCTGAGGATTACTTCACCGACACCGAGATCCCGGATCAGGTGAAGCGTGCTCAGATTGAGCTAGCCGTTTACCTAAAGAACAACACGGATGGCATCAGCCTGAGCGGGCTGAATGACTACAAGAGCGTGTCTATTGGCAGCATCAGCGTGACTCCTGATAAAGCAGGTGCTGTGGGGGCCGATCATGTGCCGCCGATGTTTGAAAGGTACTTGACGGGTCTTAGAATCAGTGGACCAGGCAACA